GCCAAGCTGTCCGCTGACGGTTACCTCTACCTCAGGTCGCTGACCAGTCTGCCGGCGAACGCCAAGCTGTCCGCTGGCGGTGACCTCGACCTCGGGTCGCTGACCAGTCTGCCGGCGAACGCCAAGCTGTCCGCTGGCGGTGACCTCGACCTCGGGTCGCTGACCAGTCTGCCGGCGAACGCCAAGCTGTCCGCTGGCGGTGACCTCTACCTCGGGTCGCTGACCAGCCTGCCGGACGGCGAGACGATGGAGTCAATCCGCAAGGCTGCAAAGGACCGTTGGCAACAGAAGAAAGAGGCGGCAGAGGAAGCGCGCAAGATGGTAGGGGGCTGACATGAGCATCCGCCAAGCGCCCCCTGTTGAAGCCGCCGAGCGCGTCGCCCTGCGCCGCTGGCTCAGGGGCAAGGGCATCCGCCCCGCCAAGGGCACGCGCTCCATGGACACGCAACGGCTCATGATCCAGGTGCACAGGGCAGGCGGAGAACCCTGCGCCATCGTGCGCCAGGCGCGCCGAGAGGTCGCAGCCAAGAGGAAGGCGACTCAGCTCCTACTGAACAGGGAGGCAGGCAATGGATCGTGAAGCAATGGCAGCCATGCTCACCACTCAGCCAGGCCGCCCGCAGAAGCCAGCGCGATCAGGCTTCGGACGCACGCTCGCACAGGCACAGAAGGCCAAGGGACTAAGGGACGTGGACGTCGCGTTGATCTGCAACGTGCAGCCGAACACGGTAGCACGCTGGCGACGTGGGGAGCGCGTGCCGTGCGTGCTCGAGCAGGAAGGGATACTTGCCAGGCTCAAGCGAGCGAGGAAGCAGAGGCGATGAACTGCGGGCGGGTGTTGGATTTCCCTGCGGCAGAAAGTGCCGCGGGTATTTCCTGCGCTGGATTTCCCCACACTTCGGAAGTTTTTCGGGGCGCGCAGCGCTGCATGGGTCCTTCCGCGCATACCCCTAAAGAGGGGCGCACCAAACCCTCAATTAGGGGGATTGTCTTATTTCCTCGGCACCCGGCCGGCGGGGGTGGCGCTTGGAGCCGCTGAGCCCGCGCGCCCTGGTCGCTCTCCTGCAGAAGACGGAGCCCGGGAAGCCTCTCACCCTGGCCGACGTGAGGGCGGACGTGGACGCTGGAGCCTCCACGGACAGCCGCGGCCGGCTGGACCTTGTTCGTTACGCGGCCTGGCTGCTGCGGCGGCATGGATACCCGGGCGAGTCCCCGGGAGATCGGGACACATGAGGAGGCCTTCCCGATGGAGCCGATAGAATTCCCCGAGCAGAACGTGGTCTTCGCCAAGGACCAGCCAGAGTATCTTCCGCTGCCGGCCTTCCGAAGCGAGGATGGCCAGGTCGTGAGCTGCTGGCGACTCTCCGCAAGGGAGCGCTTCCGGGTCCTCTTCCAGGGCCGTCTCTGGATCACTCTCTTCACCTTCGGCCGTCCCCTTCAGCCCTTGCTTCCCTCAATAGATCCGCCTTTTATCGGGGTTAGTTTGCCGGAGGAGAGACTGGCCGAATGACTCCCGGCTTTCACAAGCCCCCGCAGCGGCGCTACCGCGGGCGCCGCTGGAATGGGATGGCGCCTTCCCCGGCGTCCATCGCCTCTGCGCTACCGACCACGCCGGCCCGCTGCCTTCGCTGCCGGCGGTGGTTCCCGTCCCTCGGAAAGCAAAACCGGGTTTGCCTGTCCTGCAAGAGCTCCGAGGACTGGCGCCACGCGGTCCTCGAGTATCGGGCGCACCATGCCTGACCGCGGCCCCACCCTCGACCCCAACAACCTTTCCGCCCGCGCGGCGGCCCGGGTCATAAACGCGGCCTGGCCCGGGACGATCTCGCGCCAGCAGATCCAGCGGCATCTCCAGTCCGCCAAGTTCAACCTGCGTGGCGGAAAGGGCGGACTGCACCTGCTGTATTACGTCGCCTGGCTCCGGCGCCTGCTCAAGGACGGTCAGCGGCTCAGGCGCGAGCGCGATCCCCGGAGCCAGTCCCAGCGGATGCGCGAGCGCGACCGGGCCGCCCGGGACATCGGCCCGATCCCTGCGCTGAAGAATCCCGCCCGGCGGAAGTCATGCCGGGTGGATCTGCCGCGGTTCCTGAAGACCTTCATGCCCGAAAGCTTCCCCCTGCCCTGGAGCGGCGACCATCTTCATGTCCTCGCGCGGACGCAGTCGGCGCTCCTGGAGGGCGGGCTCTTCGCGGAGGCCGTCTATCGCGGGTTCGGGAAGTCCACGCTGGCCGTGGGGGCGGCCATCTGGTGCGCCTGCTACGGCCACAAGAAATACATTCCAATCGTGAGCGCCGACAAGAAGGCGGCGGAGGACATAATCTCCGACATCCAGGCGGAGTTCGAGGAGAACGATCTGCTGCTCCAGGACTTCCCCGGCGCCTGTTGGCCGATGCGTTGCCTGGAGGGCATCTCGCACCGCTGCCGCGGCCAGATGAGCGCGGGCCGGCGGACGCAGGTCGAGATCAAAACGGACACTCTGGTCCTGCCCACGGTGGCCGAGGCGGACGGCTCGCCGGCGGTTTCCTCCGGGGTGATCCTCCGGGCCTTCGGGTTCGGCGGCCGGATCCGGGGCCTCCGCCACCGGCGGAAGGACGGGACGGTGGTCCGTCCGGACTGCGCCATCCTGGACGATCCGCAGACCGACGACTCCGCCCGGAGCCCCAGCCAGTGCGACACGCGCGAGCGGGTCATCACCGCCGCGATCCTGGGGCTCTCGGGGCACCGGCGGGCCATGTCCGCGGTGATGCCCTGCACAGTCATACGCAAGGGCGACCTGATCGACCGGTTCCTGGACCCCGCCCGGCATCCGGAATGGCAGGGGGCCCGGCTTCCGATGGTCAAGGCCTGGCCAACAGGCCATGAGGAGTTCTGGATCCGCCGCTACGCGGTGCTCCGGAAGGCCCAGCTGACCGATGTGCAGGGCGGCCAGCAGGAGGCCCACCGGCGGGCGACGGCGCTCTATGCCGCCAACCGGGCGGCCATGGATGCCGGCGGGGCGGTTTCCTGGCCGGAGTGTGTCGGCCCGGGCGAGCTTTCGGCCTTGCAGCACGCCTACAACCTCCTGATCGACCGGGGCGATCGGGTATTCCTGGCGGAATACCAGCTCGAGCCGATGGACGAATTCGAGAGCATCGAGCCGCCGCTCGAACCCGGGGAGATCGTCCGGAAGCTGAACGGCCTGGATCGCTTCCAGGTGGAACACGGCGCCGGCGCCGTGGTGGCCTTCGTGGACCTCGGCAAGGTGACGCACATTCACTGGGATACATGCTGGTTCGCGGACGGGTTTTCCGGCGGGCTGCTCGATCGCGGCGTCCGGCCGCTGGCCCGGACGGTCCGGGGCGGGGTGGAGGCGGCCATCTACGCCCGGCTGACGGAAGTAACCGAGCATATCTGCGGCCGGCGCTACCAGGTGCCCGGCGGCGGCGAGCTCCGCTGCTCGCTCTGCGTGGTCGACTCCGGCTGGCAATCGCGGACGGTCTATGCTTTCTGCCGGCAGAGCCCGCACGCCGCGGTGCTCGCGCCGTCCAAAGGCATCGGCGGCGAGGTCGAGCTGCGGCCGCCGCGGCTCTGCCCCAAGCGCGACCAGGGCGACGGCTGGTATCGGGCCTGGACCCGGAGCCGGGAGGCCCGGATCCTCTACTACAACACCGACCGGTGGAAGACCTTCACGAACGAACGGCTGCGGACGGGGCTCGGGGGCCGCGGTTGCTTTAGCCTGTGGGGCAAGCGGCCGGAGGAGCACCGGGACTTCGCCGACCAGATCACCGCCGAGCGGCCGAGGAGCAAGCAGACCAAGTGGGGCGACGTGATCGCCAAGTGGGAGTGCCTGCCCGGCCGGGAGAACCACTACTGGGACTGCCTGGTGGGCTGCCACGTGGGGGTGGCGACTTTGGGCGTGGCGCTGGACAAGGAGATCGGGGGCGGGGTGGGGCCGGAGGACAAGCCGCTGCGGCTGTCGGAGCTCCAGAAACAGAAAGCGAAGGGCGGGTGAGCCCCGAGGAAGAGAAGGCCCTGCGGCTCTCGGAGTTGCAGGGCAAGAACAAGGGGCTTCTCTGCCCTCAGTGTCACTCCGTTCTCTCGGACGTAGTTCAGACCTGGAAAACAAATGGCGCCATCCGCCGGGCGCGAATCTGCCGGCACTGTTCAACGCGCTGGGACACCACGGAAAAGGCAAACTGAAAGGAGCCTTCGATGATTAGTGCTTTCAATTATGTTTCCAAGCGGAGTTCGATATTGGGTGAACTCCTGTATCGTCGGCCGCAAAGAGGATGGACAAGTGGACAAAAGCTACGTGTTGCTGACTGGGGAATGAGTTCCGGAAACTCGCAGTAATGCGAATTCCGCGCCTTTCGGGCGGTTTTCTCTTGACCTGGCCGGAACTTTCGGGCTAAAGTATCTTGAGAGGCGCAAGGTTCACGGGCGGGAGGTCAGGACCATGAGGTAGCGGACGGGCCAGGGTCAGCGCGCTCGGGTCGCTCCCGGAAGCGGCTGAAGACATCCGAATAAGTTACGCGGGCCGGTTGGGGCCAACCCCTCAACGGCCCGCTTTCTTTTCGGCCCTGGCCCGTCGCTCCTCAGCCGGAGAAACGAATGGCGCTTACTGCGGCCCAGCGGGTCGAGGCTCTCAAGGAAGCCATCGACGCGAAAATATCGGGCGGCGCGGTCAAGGCCCTGACCTTTCCGGACGGCAAGAGCTTGCAGAATATGACCCTTGAAGAGTTGGAGAAGTCGCTGGTCTTCTGGGAAGGCCGCGCGGCGGAGGACGCCGCCGCCGCCGCCTCGCCCCGCGGGCTCCGGATCAACTCCATCCGGCTCGGGGGCACGCCATGATCAAGGCCCGGCGCCTCCCCCGCAAGGCCGCCGCCGCGGCGCGGGAGACCATCCGGCTCTCAGACCACGCCCAGCAGCTCGCGGACGCCTCGCGCTTCGACCGGCGGATCAAGAGCATCGTCCGGGCCACCTACGACGGGGCGCAGATCACGGACCGCACCGAAAACCTTTGGGCCAACGCGACCGGCCGCAGCGCCGACGCGGAGGCCACGCCGGGCGTGCGCGCCACGCTCCGGAACCGCTGCCGCTACGAGTCCCGGAACAACAGCTACTGCCGCGGCATCCTGGACACCCGGGCGATGGACACGGTCGGGCGCCTGCCGCGGCTGCAGCTCCTCGCCGGCGAGCCTGACTACACCGACCGGAAGGAGCGGGACTATCGGGAGTGGGCCCGCGAGGTCCGGCTCGGGGAGAAGCTCCGGCTGGCCATGAACCAGCGCGGGGACTCCGGCGAGGCCTTTCTCGAGATCGTCACCGACCTGAAGCTGCGGTCCGCCGTCAAGCTGAACGTTGTTTTGATCGAGGCCGACCGGATCACGGGCCAGATGGACAGCTTCAGCAACCCGCTCTACAGCGACGGGATCCTTTACGACGAGAACGGCAACCCCGTTTCCTATGATGTGCTAGACTACCACCCGGGCGGCGGCGTCCCGCTGACCGGGTTCGGCAGTTACCGCCGGGTGCCGGCCTCCGGGATGCTGCATTTCTTCCGGCAGACCCGCCCGGAGCAGCGGCGCGGGGTGCCCGACATCGCGCCGGCCCTGGTCCTCTTCGGGATGCTCCGGCGGTTCCGGCTGGCCACCCTGAATGCGGCCGAGACGGCGGCCGCCGTCGCCTGGATGCTGGTGTCCAAGGGCCAGCAGGTGGAGCCCGTCAATGTCGATCCCATGGACGTGATCGACCTGAGCATGGGCTCGGGCGTCACGGCGCCGAGGGGGTGGGGCATCGAGCAGATCGACTCGAAGCAGCCCGCCACAACCCACGTCGAGTTCGTCCGCTCCACGATCAACGAGGCCGCGCGCTGCGTTTCCATGCCCCTCAATGTCGCCCTGTGCGACAGTTCGCGCTACAACTACGCCAGCGGCCGGCTTGACCACCAGACCTACTTCCGGGCCATTGGGATAGATCGATCCGAGATCGGCGACGTGATCCTCTCCCCGCTCTATCGCGCCTGGGACCGGGAGTACCGGTTCACGCCCGGCGCCGCCGTGAATCCCCAGGGAGCGGACCTGCCCGACTTCTGGGAGTGGTTCTTCGACGGCTTCGAGCACGTGGATCCGGGCAAGGAATCCGGCGCCGACGACACGCGCCTGAAGAACCTGACCGACACGCCCCAGGACATCTACGCGCGCAAGGGCCAGGACTGGCGCGCGGGCTTCAAGAAGATCGCCGAGGCCCGCGCCCTGGCCGAAGAACTGGGCATCCCCTGGCCGGAGAAGGCGGCGCCCGCCCCGGTCCCGGCCGTCGTGCCTGCCGATGACGGCGACGAACCCGCGGCGGATTCCGACAAACCGACAGCGGAATAGGAGAACCCCATGCGTCATCCCATGCTCCGTGCCAACGCCTCCGACCTGACCCGCTCCGTGCGCCTGTGCGCCGGCGCCGGCAGCATCGAGTTCGTCGAGGGTGCCGGGGCTGCCGAGGGCCAGCCGGCCAAGCTGCCCACCTTCCGAATGAAACTCTATAGCGGCGCCCCGATGACGGTCGGCTATTACGGCCGGGTGATCCTGGACGTGGAGGGGATGGAGATCCCCGGCCAGCCGATCCCCGTCCACCGCGACCACGACTTCGGGAAGATCGTCGGCCACGGGACCGGCTCGAAGCAGACCGGGACCGTCTACGTCGACGGCGTGCTCTCGGGGGCCAACGCGCACACCCAGGAGGTCCGGGACAGCGCCAAGAACGGCTTCCCCTGGCAGGCCAGCATCGAGGCAGAGCCCCTCCGGGTTGAGGAAGTGAGGCCCGGGGCGGAGGCGAAGGTAAACGGGCGGTCGGTAAGCGGCCCGATCGCCGTTTTCCGCAAGTCGAGACTGAAGGGCGCGAGCTTCGTTTCGCTGGGGGCGGACCCCTCGACGAAGGTCTCCGTCGCAGCTTCTCACAAGGAGAAGACCATGACGTTCAAAGAGTGGTTGGTGGCCAAGGGATTCAGCCCCGAGGCTCTGACGGAGGACCAGACCAAACTCCTCCAGGCGACCTACGATGCCGAGCAGGCCGCCGCCAAGAAGACCACGCCCGCCGGCGACGGGCAGCCTGCCGAGCCGGTCGCGGCCGGGGCCGAGCCCGTCAAGGCCGTCAGCGCGGCCGACGAGATCAAGGCCGAGCGGCAGCGGATCGCCGCGATCGAGGGCGCTTGCAAGGGCGACTGGAGCGTCGAGGACAAGGCCAAGGTCGAGGCCATCCGGGCGAACGGAATCGCCGCCGGCCAGGCCATCGCCGAGGTCAACGCGGAGCTCCTGAAGGTGCTCCGCGCCAGCCGGCCGGCCGCCGGCGCCCCGGCGTTCATCCGGGGCGGCTCCGGGTCGCCCGTGACCGCCCGCCTGCTGGTCGCCGCGCTGTGCATGGCGAACCACGCAAAGGTCGGGATGGACGACAAGGCCCTAGTCGCCGAGTTCGGCGAGCAGACCGTGGAGGGCGCCCGCAAGCTCTCCCGCATCCGCCTGACCGAGATCATCGCGGCCGCGGCCGAGATGGAGGGGGTCAGCCTCCCGCGGTTCGGCCGGGGCTCCGACGAGTGGATCCGCGCCGGGTTCAGCACGGTCAGCCTGCCGGGGATTCTCTCCGACGTGGCCAACAAGACCCTGCTGCAGGCTTACAACGCGGTCCCCTCGGCCGCCCGGCGCATCTGCCGGATCGGTCAGCTCTCCGACTTCAAGACCCACACCCGGTATCGCCTGACCGGGAACATGGTCTTCGAGAAGGTCGCTGGCGACGGCGAGCTGAAGCACGGGACGCTGGGGGAGGACGCCTACCACATCAAGGGCGACACCTTCGGGAAGTTCTTCGCGATCACCCGCCAGGACGTGAAGAACGACGACCTCGGCGCCTTCCTGGATATCCCGCGGATGATGGGGCGCGGCTCCGCGCTGTCCATCGAGGAGCTGGTCTTCACGCTCCTGCTGGCCAACCCCGGGGCCTTCTTCGGGGTGGGGAACCGGAACATCTACGCGGCGGCGGCCGCGGCGCTCAGCGATGCCTCGCTGACCGTGATGATCGCTTTGCTCCGGAACCAGACCGACGCCAACGGGAAGCCGATCAACATCACGCCGGCGATCCTGCTGGTGCCGCCGGCCCTGAAGGACCTGGCCGACCGGCTATACGTCAGCCGGAACAACGTCGCCGGTGGGGTGGTGGTGGTGGGCGCCCCGGTGATGGTCTCCAGCGACAACATCCACGTCGGGAAATACCAGCCGGTGGACTCGCCGTACCTCAGCAACACCGGCTTCCACGCCAACGCCTCGGCGGTGGACTGGTATCTCTTCGCCAACCCGGCGGACCTGGCTGCGTTCGAGCTGGCGTTCGTCGATGGCGTCGAGACGCCGACCATCGAGAGCGTCGGCGTGGCCCCGGACACGCTGGGGCTCGGCTTCCGCGGCTACCACGACGTGGGCGTGGCGGACATGGACCCGCGCGCGGCGGCCAAGGCCGACGTGGGCTGACCGGAGGACCGGAGAAGAAACGCGAAACGGGAGGGGGCCGGCGGACGGCCTCCTCCACCCTAAAACGAAAGTGAGAAGGAGAACAAGATGGTTCCTTACGTTCAGACCGGCGAGATGATCGATTACACGCCCTCCGGCGCCGTCACCGGCGGCGACGTGGTGGTGATCGGCGAAATCGTCGCCGTGGCCAAGCACGACATCCCGGCCGGGGAGCTGGGTGCGGTGGGGATCAAGGGCGTCTTCCGGTTCCCGAAGGGGACCGGCAGCGCCTCCGCCCTGGCGGCTGGCACCAAGGTCTTCTGGGACGCCGTCAATGCGGTGGTCACCGCGACGGCCGGCGCCAACAAGTGCGCGGGCTACACGGTGAAGGCGGCCTCCGCCGACGACGACACCGTCGACGTTGACCTCTGCCGGGCCTAGAGCCCCTTGACGAGACCGGCGTGGACCAGGGCTTGGCGCTCTCGGTTTGTGTCGCCCACTGCAACCGCAGTCGGGTGATCTTCCGGGGACGGCAATTCAAGCTGTTCCCCGAGTGCGTCAAGTCCCTGATCCGCGCGGCCCGTCAGGCCCGCTTGCAGATCGAAGTGGTCATCGCGGACTGGCCCGACGTGCCGCAGCTGGCCCCGCTCTCCGCCTGGCTTGCCCCGACGATAGGCCCTCTGCCTTACCGCGTGCTCCCGATGGACGGCCCCTTCAACAAGGGGCGCGGCTTGAACGCGGCGGGCGAAGCGGCCGCCTCCGACAACCTCTTTTTCCTGGACGCGGACATGATCGTCCCTGGGGCGCTCCTCACCCGGGGGCTGGCCTGGCTCTCGGCCGGCAAGGCCTGGTTTCCGGGGTTCACGGGACGGGAGGGCAACTGCCCGCGGGCGACCGGAAACCTCTTCATCCGGCGCGAGGCTTGGCGCGAATGCGGCCGGCACGTCGCCTGGGACAACCGGCGTGGCTCCGACTGGGCCTTCGCCCAGGCGATCCTCGCGCGCGGCCTTTCGGCCGAGCCCCTGGAGAAGCGCCGGCCCGTCCCCGGCTTCTCCCATATCTGGCACCCGAAGACCATCGGATGGCGGCAGCCATGCTTTACGACGTAGTCCTGCTGTCCTACCGGCGGCCGGGGAACCTCCCGGCCTGCATCGCCGCCGTCCGGTATCAGCGGCCGGCGCCCGGCCAGGTGTATGTCTGGCACAACGCGCCCTCGAGCCAGCCTTCTCCCGGCGCGGTCAACGTGATCGCCGGGGAAAACTTCCGCTGCCGGGCGCGCCACGCCCTCGGCTTGCTGAGCACGGCTCCGGCGGTGGTTTTCCTGGACGATGACGTCCTGCTCACCGCCCCGGACGCGCTGGCCCCGCTCCTGGCCGCCCTGGAGAAGCATCCGGATTCCGTGATAGGCCCCGAGGGCCGGCGCTGCCTGGCGGTGTCCCCGACCATGTATTGGGGTGCGGACTCCCAGAAGTTCGCCCACCAGGACGGCCCGGTGTCCATCGTCAAGGGCAAGGTCCACGCCGCCCGGCAGCAGGTCCTCTGCCTGGCTTTTGCCTCCTCCGACCTGCCCGAGAGCGTCTGGACGGAGGACGATATTGTCCTCTGCGCCAGCTCCCAGGCAGTTACGGGGCAACCTTCCTGGGCAGTGGCCGGGATGCGCGGCAAATACCGCGATCTGCGGGACGATCTCGGCAATGAGAAGCGGCCGGACCACTTCGCCCGGCGGGCGGCGGCCTGCCGGTACATGGCCAGCCTCGGTTGGGATCCGCTCCTGTGGAAGCGCTAGAGGCCGTCCGCGGGGCGATCCGGGCGCGCCGGTCGGTGCGCTCCGGCTTCCTGCCCCAGCCGGTGGGGCGCGAACTGCTCCTCGAGCTGGTCGGCGCCGGCGTCTGCGCGCCTTCGGGCAGCAACACGCAGTCGATCCGGTTCCTGGTGGAGTCCCGTCCGGAGGAGATCCGGCGCCTGGCGGGCTTCCGGCGGCTGCCGGGGGACATCCTGGCCGGGGCCCGGGCCCTGATCCTGGTCTTCGCGGACCGGTCGGCAGTGGACTGGACGGGGCACCGATACTCCGACCTCTGGCGGCGCCTGGCCTATCAGGATGCCGCGGCGGCCATCCAGAATATCCTGCTCCTGGCCACGGCCGCGGGGCTCGGCTCCTGCTGGATTTCGGCCGACCTCGAGATGGAGGGCACTCCGCTTCTGGCCGGCCAGACCTGGGCGGCCGCCCTGGCTCCCTACCGGCTGCCGGCCAGCCAGGAGATCGTGGGGATCGTCATGCTCGGCCACATCGAGGGGCCGCCGGCCGGCGACGTGACCCACCACGGCCGGCCCGTGGCCCGGCGCCCGGTCCGGGAATACATCCTGGGCTTCGACGGGGTGCGGCCGTGAGGATGCTTCCGGTCTCGCACTGGGCGCGGCTCCTGGCCTCTATGCGCGGCAAGCGCCTGGGCTACGTCCGCGGCGAGCACGGCAACACCGGAGACACGCTCCAGGAGCGGGCCTGCTTCGAACTCTTCCGACTCCAGGGGCTCAACGTGGTCTGGCTGGGGCCGGTGGCCCACGGCCGGGAGCCCTGGGACTGGGAGCCTGGCGACGGGCTCTGGAACGGCCAGCTTTCCGCTTCCACCCCGGTCGACGAGCTGCTGCTCTTCGGCGGCGGGAATATGGGGCTCCCGGGGGGGAGCGCCAGGATCCGCGCGGCGGCCGCCAGGCTGGGGCTGCCGATGACCATCCTCCCGAATTCCTGGCGGGCCACGGAGAACCTTTCCGGGCAGGTCCGCTATTGCGCCCGGGAGCGGGGCTCCATCGAGCGCTACTGCCCCAAGGCCGAGCTTTTCCCCGACATGGCCCTTAGTTTCGACTTTCCGGAGGATCACGGGGCCGCCCGGCCCCGGGTGCCCCTTGGGGTCTTCCTCCGGAACGACCGGGAGGCCAAATTCTCCGGGGATGCCGTGCCGGGGAACCAGGGCCCGCCCTTCGGCAAGGTCGGCAAGCGGGACGTGGCCGGCTACCTCGTCCTGGCGGCCGCTCATGGGGTCATCGTGACGGACGCCCTGCATTTCGGGATCGCCGGGCTGGCGGCCGGCCGGAAGGTCTACCTGGTGCCGGGGGCCTACCACAAGAACCGCTCGATGTACGATTCCTGGCTCCGCGATCTTGGCTGCCTCTGGGCCGACTCGCCGGCGGCGGTCCCGGAGCTCAGGCCATGAAGCCCCGCAAGCGTCCCAGCCTGCCCCCGGTCCCGGCGTTTCCGGGCTTTCAGGGGGTATCCAAGCTCCGCCCCAGGCAATTCGAGGCCTTGGCGGGCTCCCTGGCGCAAGGGGGCCGGTTCCTGGAGGTCGGCACCCTGCACGGCGTCACCGCCGCGCGCCTGGCCAAAGCCTGCCCGGAGGCCTGGGTCGTGAGCGTGGACGTGTTCCGCGAGCTGAATCCCAACGCCTGGCTTGCGAACCGGCAACCGAATCAGTCCCTTTTCGTCGGAACCCTCCAGGAGTTCGCGCTCTATGCCCGGCCGGGGCAGTTCGATGTGGTCTGGATCGATGCGGATCACCGCTTCGAGCCCTGCCTGGCGGACCTCCGCACGGCCGGCGGGCTCCTGAAGCCCGGGGGCCGGCTCTTCGCGCACGATTACGCTGACCCGGATCGGCTTGGGGTTACTATGGCAATAGATCGCTTTTGCATCGATGCTGGAAAGGTTGTCTCCGTGCTCGCGGGCTCCCTGGTGGAGATCCGTCGGCCATGATCCCCCGGCTGATTCACTTCGTCTGGATCGGCGGGCCGCTGCCCGACTGGGCCGCGCGCAACGTAGAGGAGTTCCGGAAGGTCAACCCGGGCTTTGCGGTCAAGGTCCACGGCGAGGAGGCCATCCTCCCTGAGTTGGCCGCCGTCTGCGCCGGCGCCGCGCATCCGTCCAGCAAGGCGGACCTGGTCCGGCTCTCCGTCCTCTCGCACGAGGGCGGATGGTACTTCGACGTGGACTACTGGCCGCTACGCCCGCTCGAGGAGGCCGTTTGGGCCTGGGGCCTCGACGGGCGCCGGGTGTTTGTCTCCCGGCAGAACCACATCAAGGTGCCTCTTAATAACTGCATGATGGCCAGCGCGCCGGGCGCGGCCGGGATCGGGGAGCTGATCTCCACGGCCCAGGCGACGCCGGCGAAGGACCGCTGCTGCTACGGCCCGGACTTGCTCAGCGCGGTCTACGCCCGCAAGCCGGGGTTGTTCGCGGTGGCCGACTGGCCCTGGTTCATGCCCATGCGCCACAAGGGGGCGGCGTCCTACTGGCAGCGGGCGCTTCGCGGGGACGTGGAGCCCCTCCGCCAGGCCGAGCCGCGCACCGGGGGCCAGTTGCCGTTCGCTCTCCACCTGTGGCTGAACGGTTGCGAGGCGGAGATTCTCCAGGCCTTCAAGAAGGCGCCGGACACCCGTCCCTTCGCGCTGGTGGAGGAGTGCCCCAGCGAGCAGCCCATGAGCGGGATGGCCGAGGGCCTGCACAACTTTGGGCTGCTGGTCAGGCGCTACCACCAGGATGATGAGATGGTCCTCGAGCGGATGCCGGTCAAACCATGCCTCCTGGTGGCCTGGAACAATATCCGCCGATCGAAACTGGCTGCCTCCGCGGCCCGGCACGGGGTCCCCGCGCTCTGGTGCGAGAACGGGTTTCTTGACCGCAAGCGCTACATCCAGGTGGACCCGGAGGGCTTTCTGCACCGGTCCGGCTGGCGCCGGCTCCTCGGCAACCCGGCCCCGGTGGAGGGGGCGGAGAAACTAGCGCGGTTCTACCCGAAGGGCACTGGGCGGATCACCGCGCGCATGGGCGGCTACATCCTGGTCCTTGGCCAGGTCGCCGGCGACACGCAGATGGTCGACAGCGAACTCCAGGGGTCGATTCCGCTTCAGCGCGAGTTGATCCGCGCCCTTCCCAAGGGTGCCGCGGCCTACTTCCGTCCCCACCCACAGGCCTCCCTGCAGCGCAAGGACCGGACCCACGTCCACCTTCCGCTACTCGACGAGCGCCAGGAGGAACGGGCCGGCTACCGGGCGACGAAGTCCGGCTCCGGTCTGGCCGATGCGCTCTCCCAGGCTTCGTTCGTAGTCACGATCAATAGCAACGCGGCAGTCGAAGCGCTTGCCGCCGGCGTCCCGGTCCTGGCCTTCGGGCCGCACCTTGGCATCGACGCTGGAGTGATCCGGCGCTGCACCGTGGCGACGCTCGCGGCAGACATCCAGGCCATGCACCGGGGCTGGTGTCCGGAGCAGGCCCGGGTCGACAACTTCCTCCGCTGGCTGGCGGCCCGGCAATGGTGCCGGGAGGAGTTCGCCAACCCGGCGGTGATGGGCCGGCTTCTGGCCGAGGCCGGCGTGACCGTCGGGGGCGGGGTGGGCTCTGGCTCTCTTCCGGGGCCAGGCCCCTCCGCTCCCGTAGCCCCGGAAGGGAAACCGGAAGAAGAGAGGGTGCGAAAATGAAGTGTCCACAGTGCGGAAGCATGAAGCTGGTCAGCGGGGGCGATCCGATCTCCACGGGCGGGGCACTCTACTACCCCCGCAAGTGCGAGGACTGCGGCTACTTCTGGAGCGACCGTCAGCCGTTGACGGTCCTCCGGCGGGTGGTGGCCATGCCCGTTCGCGGCGTGCCGTGGAAGCCGGGGGAGAAGCTCGCGCCGGCGCCGGAAGCCGAGGAGGGCGGGAAGCCCCCGCTGCCTTTCGCCGGGGAGGACGGCGAGATCAGCCCGCCGGCCCCGGAGGAAGCTCCGGCCAACTCCGAGGAGGCCGCAGGCGAGGTGATCGTCCGGGTCGGCGAGGGCTTCGACCCCCAGAAGGTCAGCCCCGGGGACGTGATCCTCTTCCTGGACGGCAAGAAGGAGCGGAGGTTGACGGTGGTCAGCGTCGCGAAGAAGAGCGTCCTTGGCGACGTTGACGGCAAGCCCGACCGGCGGATCCCCAAGGCGAAGCTGCTGGGCCGGGTCGAGGGGTAGCCGATGGCGGATTCCCCCTTCCAAACCGCGGCCAAGGCCGCCGTGGGGGCGTTCTACACGACCGGCGGCGAGGCCGTCACCTACGCGCGGGGCTCCATCGACGTCGAACTGACCGCCGTCAGGAACCGGATCAGCGCCGAGGTGCCGGATACAGACGGCGTCTTTGCGCGCGAGGACCGGCTCGAGTTCCAGGTCCTGCAGGCGACTCTCGACCTGGGGGCCGGGCCGGTTGAACCGCAACGGGGGGACACGATCACGGACGCGGACGGCAGGATCTACGACGTGCAGGACGATTTCGAGCCCCTGGAGCAGTCGGGCGAGTGGCAGATCCCCGTGGTGGAGGTGGACGCATGACCCGGGACGAATTCGAGAAGGCCGAGGCCGCGCGGCGGGGAAAGACCCAGGGCGAGATGGCGGCCCTCGGCTACTACTCGGCGGCCTGCGAGTGCCGGGGGGGGGATGCTTGTCCCGGTTGGCAGATGGTGGCCGTCCCGGTGGACGCCCCGGAATTCGAGCGCCGCGCGGCGCTCCAGACTTTGCACGGGCTGTACCCGAAACCCTTTGGAGGGGGCTGACATGACCCGCACCCACAAGCTGCTCGCCATCGTCGTTACCGGCCTGGCCATCTTTCTGCAATCGTGCCTGCCGCCCTCGGAGTAGCAGCTCGCCTTGATCCGCCAGGCACAGGCGGCGGTGGAGGCCTACAAGGGCGCCGACGCGCGGGTGGCGTCCATCCGGGCCAAGATCGACGAGATCCGAAAGGCGCTCGAAGGCGGCGCCGGCGCGACCGACCCCTCGCTCCAGACCCGGCTGTTGGCCCTGGTGGCCGAGCTGCCGGCGGCCTTGGCCGACGCGCAGAACCTCTCCGGGCAGGTCCAGAAGGCCGCCCAGGCCGTCCAGGATGCGAAGGGGATGCCCTGGTATGGGTGGATCGTCCCGGGACTCACCCTGGCCCTGGGAGTCGCGGGGATCTACTTCCCGGCCCTGAAGCCCGCCCAGGCGGCCCTGGCGGCCGAGCCGGCCCGGCAGACCGGCGAGTGGGTTGCCGGCGGGCTCGCGGCGGCGCTGGCCCTGCTAGCGGCATGGCAGAAAAAGAAGGCGGTGGACGCGGAGAAGGAACGCGAGGCCGAGGAAGCGCGGTTGAAGACCGAGCGCCTTGAACTTGTCCGGGCAGTCGGGGATCAGAACAAGGTGGACGCCGCGCTGGCCAAGGCGCGGGAAAAGAGCGGGTGAACGATGCCGGAATCCCAAACCGTAAAGGATTGCGCCGCGCTTCGACAGGCGTGTCGCGATGCGATCTTCGAGAAGATGGACGCGCAGCATGAAGATGTGATGGCCGCCCTTTCCGATATCCGCGTCAAGGTCGCGGAGGAGAAGGGCGCGCGCGACTCGCAAGCCGAGACCCCGGTTGCCGGAAAGAAATTTCCCTGGCGCGAGGTTGGCGCGGCCATCGCAATCACCGCCGGGGCAATCGGCGCGGCCGTTGCCGGGATTTACGCAGCGGTCAAGGGTCTTCATCCGTGATCGCCTACACCCTCGCGCTCTTCGTGGTGGTGGTCATCGTCTGCCTGGCGATCCTCGCGGCCACGGTCTTCGGGCGCGACCTCAAGAACGGGCTCTGGTGGCTCGGGGGGATCGTGGTGGGGATCGTCGATTGGGCGCTGAGGAAAATCTTCGGCGAGGATGAGGAGGCGGAGCAGTGATGGCTTGTGCGCTGGTCCGGTTCCGGTTCCCGCGCGCGATTGGAGGGCGCTGAGATGCCGCAATTCCGAGTGGTCCGCGACAAGGCCGGCAAGGCGCTCTGTGCCCGGTCCGCGGCAGACTTGAAGTCAATGCCCTACAGCGCCACAGAGGAACGCGAGTTCGTCATGGCCTGGGAGGAGTTGGAACTGGAAGCCGCTCGGGCCATCAATGGCGAGAAGCCCATCGCCGAGGTTTTCGATGGTTTGGCAAAAACCGCCACCGCAGAGTTGAAGATGGAACTTGAAAAGCGCGGTTACTCCGTGGCGCTGGTCAAGTCGATAGTGGGGAGTTGACCGTGCCTGTTGTCGATAGGGTGCTCGGCTACCCGGAGACCTGCACCATTGCCGACAATGGCGCGGGCAAAGTCCGCGTTACGCTTCAGGGCAACGCTCTTGACCCCAAGTTCTACGCCGCGATTGCCGTGGACGGCTCCCACTATCTCGACAACGTGACCCAAGCTGGCGGCACCGCCGCAGTCACGGCGAAGGGCGGGACGAAAGCCCAGGGTTATTATTTTGACCTCGGCGGGGTGAACTTTCCTAGCGCCTCCTGGGCCGCGGCTGACCGCATCTGTCCGATTCGGCAGAGCACGGCCTACAATTATACCGCATGGGCGACCTTGCACGCAGCGGCCTCCTCGATGGACACGGCGATCCTCTTTGGGTTGTCCACCACCCAAACCCGATATGATTGGGATGCCACCAACCTTGTTGGAAAAGGTTTTTCGATCTGGGGTGGACCCCTGGGGCAAAAAATTGTTTTGCATGGATCGAATTTCTCGGGTGACCTCTCTTCTCAAACCTCAATGGTAACCATTGAAAACTGTCTAATCAATGGGCATGGCGGTTACTCGGGAATTGTCTATGCTCCAGGCAACGGCACGCCTGGGGCCGGCTTACTGGTTTCGCGATGCATTTTGGTGGGCCTCGCACAGGCGATATATGCACAACAGTACGCAGGAGACAATCTTGTCCAAGCAGTAAACTGCGTGTTTGCTCATAACCTGAACGCGCTTTACTCCTACCAGGCGACTTGGAAGATGGTTGCCATCAACTGCACCTTCATTGAAAATTCCTCCGGCAACTATTTCAAGGCGGCGTCTACCATAACCAACTGTTTGTTCGTCGGAAATGTGTCAGATGGAACGACCACCACAAAACTAAATTGTGCATCCGACCAAGGATGTGTTGGCACGGGGTGCCTGCAAAATCAAACCCTTGCGCAGTTGGCTCTATGGTCTGGCAACGATAATGGGATTGGCGTCCGTGCTGGCCGAATCCTCACAACCTCGACCTGTTACGGTGCGGGGACGGCAACTGGTGCGCCTACAGTAGATATAGACTACAACACCCGGGCAGCAACTCCCTCCATCGGCGCCCACGAGGGCACCGTCAACGCCTACGGGGTGACGTGGCTCGCGGCTGGAGTCCTGCACACTGACCAGTCGCAGATATCTTTCGCCGGCACCATCACTGGCACGATGCCGCGTACTACCGTCGTCCCCACCGCCCTGACGCTGACCGCCTACGCGGACGGCGACACGACGGTGACGGTTTCCAACATCGCCAGCATCGCCGCGACCGACGTGCTCGAAATCTATCTCGATGGCGTGAGCATCTACAAAATCAGCCGGGCGAAGTATGAGGCGGTTGTCGAGGACAAGCCGGCCAACTGTGGTCGAATCTCCTGCCTCGCGCGCGGCACGGCCTACGCCGCAAACCGATTCACCGCGAAATACACCAGCGACCTCTACGTCTACGGCGCCGCCAGTGCGAACCCGGCCAACCCGGTGACGCCGGACCTGGACGTGACCGACACGCGATTCCTGGTCAAGGAAGCTTTGTCCACACGGAACCAAGTCGTCACCCCACTCAGCGCCGTCCCGTCTCCCGCCAACGGCGGCCCGGCGGCGTGGACGCAACTGGGAGTGAGCAGGGTGGGAACGGGCGATAAGGTGCTAAGTCTCGTCAACGAGGTCGCCCGCAACACCATCGTGGCCACCAAGGTTGAAGCCCTCCACGCGTACCTGCACTTGGGGGCTCCGGCGGAGGGGGAATTACCTGTCCTAGTGGGCCTCCCGATCATCGACCTTCGGCCCGTTCACACAGCACCAGGAGAGGATTACGTCGCTTCCTTCTTTCTTGGGCAGACGGTGCGGGCGGCGGGTTCCCTGCTCTTCGAGAAGCCCACTACGGCCACCGTCACCCTGGCCGTTCAAAAAACGGATGGAAGTTCTGGCCAGACTCTTCTATGGAACAAGGTAGTCGATTTCTTGGCCGGCGTGTCCAAGACCTATGCGGAGATGAATGACGACGAAGAGGTTGACTGGACGCCGGGTGAGGCTGAAGACTGGGAGCTAATCCTAACGGTTGCAGAGTATCCCGAGGTTGATGACCGTGCAGGATTTGCCGTCTTAGACCCCGACACTCTCGATACCCCCGACCCTGCCGACGTGCGGGAGACAACGACCACGGGCGGGGAACCGGGTGAGATTCCCCAGAGCGATATTGAGGTCGCCAGCGGCGGGACCTTGAACCTGGCTACCCTCCTGGCCGGCGCCTATGCTTCTGGCTATGCGGCTGCGGAGGCATTCTTCGGGGCCTGGGAAGCTGCCCGGAACACGGCCCTGTCCGCTTCCAAGGTGGCTCTGGGATGGGTATTCCGGCAGTTCGGCATTGACGATATCGGGGAGCTGGACATAGTCGAACCAGAGGCGCCTTCCTGGGGCGCCGCTCCGGTCGCTGGCGATGGGAAGGTGACGCTGAACGTCCTGACGGTGAACCCAACCGATAAGGTTTATGCCCGGAGCGCTAGTTTCAGTTTCGCGCCGTCCTGGTCGGCTGAGTCGGAGATCTTCCAGCGGACCGGATCCGGCCCCATCGTCATGACCGGCCTGCCGAACGAGCAGTTCCGCATGTTCACGATCTACGTCAAGAAGAACGGGCTTACCTCCGTCGCGTTGGCCCCGCGCTTCAAGACCCCCACGGCCGGCGCCCAGGCGGTCATCGAGCAGATCATGGACGCGGTGACGGACCAGGTGAACGCTCTGGGGCTAACCTCCAAATCCGAAGCCGGCGCCGCCGTGGCCATCGCTGCCGAAGTCGAGATCCCACCGAAGTTTGCCAGCGTGAACACGCCCGGTGTCAAGGTCTACCCCGACACGGAGGAGGCCGAGCCGGTCCGTTCGCGGAACCAGGTGACTTACCGGGTCAACGTGGCCTTCTGCCAGCGGAGCAAGGCGGTTGTCCAGCAGGAGGAACAATTCAGGATCCGCGAGATGCTCCGGGACCAATTCCTCGGCAAGCGCCTGGTGGCCATGCCCACGGCCGTCTGCGTCGGCGAGTCCGAGAGCGAGATAGTGGACTTGCAGAAGCTCTTCGAGAACTTCCAGTGGGTGTCGAACATCACCCTGGAGTTCCAGACGCTGAAGGCGAGGGGCTGAAGGCCATGCCTTTCTTCGCCGTGGCCCTGAAGTTCAAGGCCGCCTATTCCGCCATCCGAAAACAGGCGGCCATGGCCCTGCGCAAGGAACTGGATGCCAGGGCCCAGGAGGTTCTGGACGAAGCCAGGGCCTCGATCGTGAAGGGCGGAGGCTCCAGCAGCCCGGGTCATCCGTTCCACAGCCAGAGGGGGGCGACCAAGAGGCTGCTGAAGAAGCGGGTGGGCCGGCGTACCGCCTTCGTCGGCTTCGGCCGGGGGAAGGCCACCGTGGACAAGCGGACGGGAAAGAAAATCCGGCCGGCGCGCGCCGTGCCGAACATTTTGGAGCATGGCTCACGGCGAATGGCGCCGCGGCCGGTGCTGGAGCCCGCGCTTGAGCGGGTCAAGGATCATCCCTTCAGGTCCATGCTGTAGGGGTGGCATGGCCGCTCTGAGCGGCAGGAGGAAAGCTCATGGACACTCCGGAGAGAGGGTTCGAAAGCACGCTGTACGTGAACACGGCCACTTTTGGGGCCCCGACGTGGACCGAGATCGACCTGGCACGGGATTTGAAGAGCCTCCGCGACCAGGCCGAGCTCAAAACCACCACGCGCGGGACGGCGCGGCGGGGATTCGAGGCAGCCGTGGCCGGGATCACGCCGGCGGGCTGGGAGTTCGAGATGCTCAAACCCGCGGCCGGCGAGAGCAACGACGCCTACACCGCCCTGATCGCGGCCCTGAAGGCCCGGACCAGCGTGGACCTGCTCCACGTGGACGGCGGGGACATCGATCAGGACGGCCTGCCGGCCACGCGCATCGTCTGCTGCGTGACTGGGGGAGGGGAGGGGGAGCCGATCAGCGACGTGACCACGGTCAGCCTGAAGTGCCAGTTCACGCAGAACGCCGACCAGGAGGCACCGGAGGAGGGCGTTACGTCCGGCGGGGACTTAATCGCCGGCAGCTAGGCCTCGAGCGGCAGACCTGGGCCGGGCGGGCTCGTGCTCGCCCGGCCCTCAGCCCCGGAAGAGGGAGGAGTTTACCATGTCAACAAAGTTCAAGGACAACCGCGGCCGTGAATGGACCGTGGTCATCACCGGAGAGACGATCTCGGAAGCCTGGCGCGCCGGGATCGACCTGGACATCTCGATGTTCATGAATTCGGACGGCAAGCCAAAGGCCATCAACCTCGCCAACTTCAAGGTGATCGGTCAACTCCTGGATATTTGCTGGCTGGCTTGCCGGCACCATTCCAGGGTGAAGGCCAACAGGGTCAGGGAGGAGGAGTTCAAGGCGGAACTGGTGGGGGATGCCTTCTTTGCCGCTGTCGTCGCCACAGTGCATGGGGTGGCGGAGTGCTTCGGCATGAAGGTGGAGCTGACCGAAGCGGACCCTACGGATCCCCCTGCCGCCGAGCCGGAAAAGCCGTCAAGTTCACCCGCACCGACTGGTGCCGAATAGCGGCCCTGGCCGGCGTCGATCCCTGGGGCCCGTACCAACTGCCGGAGATGGTGGCCATGGCCAAGGCCCGGAACGATGCCCAGTTCGCGCATGATGTGGCCCTGGTGAACTTGCTGGCCAACTCATTCTCCCGGAGCCCGGCGAAGGTGGAGACGTTCAAGCCGCTGAAGGAGCTCGACCATGGCGCGTAAGACGTTCATCGGCAACGCCTTTATCACCATCACCGGCGACAAGAAGGGCCTGGACGCGGTCCTCTCTCAGATCCGGGGGCCGATGGAGAAGCTGGGAAAAGAACTCCAGCAGATCGGCTTCAAGATGATGGCCCTGGGGGCCGCCATCCAAGCACCCCTGGTCGCGGCCACCAGGCAGTTTGCCAAGGTCGGATCCGAGGCGGCGCACGCGGCGGAGCGGACGGGGACCCTGGTCAACGAGTTCACGGAGCTCACCCACGCCGCGAAGCTGACCGGCGCCGGCCCGGAGGCCCTGGAGAAGGCGCTCCTGGCCATGGAACGCGGCCTGGGCGGCGGCAAGGCCAAGAAGGCGCTGGCGGACATCGGGCTCACACCGGCCGGGCTCAAGGGCAAGTCGGTTGTCGAACAGTTCGAGACGCTGGCCGACAAGATCGCGGGCATCGAGGATCCTAGCCGGCGCGCCTGGGTGGCCATGCAACTCTTCGGAAAGGGCGGGGCGGCCCTGCTCCCCATGCTTTCCCTGGGCCGGGAGGGGATCGAGGGCTACCGCGCGGAGGCCCGGCGCCTGGGGGTGTCCATCGGGCCGGAGATGGCCGGCAACGCCGAGCGGCTGGACAAGATGCTGGAGCGCCTCCAGGACGCCTTCAAGGGGCTCATGCTCACGGTTGGGGACATCCTGGCGCCGGCCTTCACGAAAGTAACGACCTACTTCGTCAACCTGGTTGCGAACCTCCGGGAGTACCTGGCCAACAACCCGCAGGTGGTGATGGGAATCCAACAGGTGGCGATCGCTCTGACTGCGGTGGGGGCGGCCCTGGTCGGGCTGGGGACGGCCTCGCGCGTCCTGAGCTACCTGGTGAGCCCCGGCGGGGTGCTGCTGGCCCTGGCCGGGGTGCTGGTTTACATCTCCGGGGCGCTGGATCCGCTGATCGAGACGTGGGGCGCGGCCATCATGGGCTTCGAGATCGGAGGCAAGACGATCTCCTCCTGGCTGGCCTTGATCGGGGAGTCCTTCGGGCTCTTGTGGGACACGTTCAGGAGTTCCCTGGGCCGACTCATGCCCGTGCTGCAGGGGTTCGCCAGCCTCTTTGTCCAGACCTTCGGGTCGATGTGGGCCGCGGTGAAGGCGGGCTTCCTGGAAGGCCTGAACTTCATCCTTTGGAAGCTCGGCGAGATGCTGGTGGCCATCGGCGACGGCTTCGCCAAAGCCTCGGAGGAGGCCAAGAATCCCCTGATGAAGCTGGAGCTCAAGGGTCTGGCCGCCATGGGGTACGGAGGATCGCAGGCGGTCTTCAAGGCCGCCGGCGGCGTTGGCTCCGCCATGGCGGAGGCGCGCAGCAATCAGATGGAGGAGCGCGAACGAACGGCCGAGATGGCCAGGTCCTTCGCCGCCTTAGTCGGCTCCAACCTGGAAGGCCAGGGCTGGATATGGGGCGACGCCTTCAGGACCCTGGGGGACAAGTGGGCCGCCGCCCTGGGGCCGCTGATGGGGTCGATTTTCGGGGAAGAGGGGAAGCCTGGCGGGGTTCAGAGCTTCCTGGACATTTTCAAGGGGCTCGGCCGGCCGTTCAAAGATTTCGAATCGCCGAAGTTGGGCCTGACTCCGGAGCGGCCGATGCAGGTGGCCTTGGCTGCCTCCGGCACCTTCAGCGGGGCCGGGGCGGCATTCATGGCCGCAGGCAAGGGAGGCGGGGTACTCGACGTGCTCAAGGAACAGCTTGCCGTTCAGCGCGAGATGCGCGACGAAATCCGCGACCAGAACCAGGGCTACGGCGGAGAGGAATAGGCGATGGCTTCCGATCCCCTCGATGTTTTCCGCACGCGCGAGCGCTTCCACGCCACCAAAGACGGGTGGGTATGGGAACTCACCAAGCAGTTACGGGAAGCCGATGCGTACTGGGCTTACCAGAGTGGGGATTGCCCGCATCGCGGGGACACCGCGAATGGTCTCTATTGCAACAACGTGGAGATCGAGCGCGTCGAGGGTTCGGCCGCCGATTCGGAAAACCATGTGCTCTACGAGATCACGGCTACCTTCGGCCCGCTGGACAAGAGCCCCACGGCCGGCAAGGCCCGCTGGAGCCTCAATGGCCAGAGCGAGCAGGTCAAGCGCTTCGCGGTGGATGGTGGCGCAGACCATCAGGACTACCCGCTGGAATCGGGCTCCGCGCCCGGCGCACAAGAAGGGGTCTACAATGGCCAGGGGATAAACGTCACGGAGCACGGCGCCGAGGGGGTGGATGTGGACGCCGGCTTCGAGACGCTCAAGATCGACCTGTGGAAGGCGCCGGCGGACACCCCGGCCTTCCTGAACGTGATACGCGCGCTGGCTAACACGGTCAACCAGGATGACTTCGCCGGCCCCTGGGGCACCTACGCGGCCGGCGAGTGCCGATTGCCGCCCAATGGGTACAGCGTGGCCCACGTCGACAAAGAACTCGACCAGATCAGCCTGGAGTTCCAGGCCCGGAAAAACGTCACCTTTCAGGCTGAGGTTGCCGGTGGCGAGGGGCCGTTCAATGTGGACAAGGAAGGGCATCAATACTACTGGCAACGCTGCCGGAAGATCACGGCCACGGACGACGAGAAAAAGAACAAGGTCGAGGTCGTGGACGTCCATGTCGACACGGTCTACCGACCGGGGGATTTCTCCACGCTGGGGATCACCTGGGACATGTTCGACCTGGAGGAGCCGAGCTGACCATGGGCCTCCCGCGGAAGGTAGTCAAAGGCAAGCGGCCACAGGTCGGGGACATCAACCGGCTGATCGACCGGCTGGACGCGCTGCAACGCGAGGTCGCCGGACTCAAGGGGCGCAAACTCAGAGACGAGGAACCGGCCCTCCGGATCTATGCGGTAAACAAGACCGGCGACGATCTTAGACAGGGCGACGCGGCGGCGCTGGCTGGCTCTCCATATACGACCATCCAGGAGATGCAGCGCAACGGCATGGTCGCCAAGCTGGAGGCCTTCCAGGGTTCCGGGGGGCGCGACACGCGACCCTGGGCCGTGGCCGAGAACCTCATCGAAAACGACGAAGGCGGGTACGTCTACGTCGCCGGGCTCTGTATGGCCAGAGTCATCGGCGGGGTTGGGGCCGGGGATTACGCGGCGGCGCCGGACGGCGGCGGGGCCGTCCTCGAGCGCTATAGCGAGGGAGCCCCCATCGTTCAGGAGGGCGACGAGACCGCCGAGGGCGGCGGCGAACGCTGGGACCTGATCGACCTCCGGCCCGGCGGCGGCGCGGGCGAGGCGGGGGCCGACCTCTGTGCGGCCTGCCAGACCCCGGGAACCTATCAGACTATCGGGGCCGGAGGCGGATGGACGGCCGTAACCATAGACGCCCTGCTGTCGCCGACGAACTGGCTCAGCGCCAACAAGTTGTGGGCTCCCTCCACCGGGCTCTATATCTGCGCGGGAGGGGTCCTATGTTCCTGCGCGCCGCCGAACGTCCCGCAGTTCCGCTATCGTCTCAATCCCGGCGGGGATTACGCGGATGCCTCGGAGTTCGGCGGAGGGAACATGTTCTTGTATGCCGATGGGAGGGGAGGGGCCCTGCCATCGAAGATGCTGGCCAATACCGGGCTGGGGTTGGAGGTCCTCGCCGATCCGGGAATCAATATCACGATCATCAATGCCTGGTTGCGACTGGCCGGCCCGCTCTGATCAGAAGTCCTCCGGATCCGTTGCCTGGCCGCCCTCGAGCTTCTCCACCTGGGCCAGGCGCTCCCTGGCGCGGTCCAGGTTTTCCTGGGCCTTGATCTTGTCGGTCGCGCGCGGGAGGGCCTCCTCGGTTTCCTTGACAGCCCGCCGGGCGCCGGCCAACGTGATCCTCCCTTCGATCCAGTCCAGTTCGGTGCGGATCCGCGGGAGTTTTTCGGCGGCCGCCTTGGCGCGCTCTTCCATCCCGTCCGCAAGGCGGGTCCCTTCCCGGGCGTCCTTCGACCGCTGGAGCCTGACATACTGGGGGCCGCAGCGCGCAAGAATATCCTGATACTTGCCCAGGGCCTTCCGCAAGCCAAGCGCCCGTTCCTTCTTGCCACCGGCCTCTGCTTTCTGCGGTCCGGCCGGCTCCGCTTCCGTTTCAAGGCCCTTCAGTTCCCTCTGGAGGTCCGCAAGCCGGGCCTGCAGGGCGGCGATCTCCTCGCGGATGCCCGCCTTCCTGGCGGCCGCCTCGGCCGGGGTCGGTTTCGGTGTCTCGGGGGCCTTGGCGGGTGGGGGAGGGGAGGGCGCCTGCGCCGAGTCGGCAGCATAGGCCACGGCGGACAACAGCAGCAGTGCGACGATCACGGAGCGCATGGTATCTCCTATCTTCTCCGCTTTTCCAGGCAGGCGGAGATGCGTGCCGAGGCTTGCGAGATGCTCATCCCGGCGTAGTCTCCCGGATGCCCGCCTTCCAAATCCGCAAGATAGCGCGCCTGCCGGTCCGTGATATCCCCACGCCAGAGCAGCGGCCGGTGGCGCCAAAGCCATGCTATGACCTTCCAGGCCGCGACGAAGATGAAGCCGATTACTCTGGCCAGAATCGCGATCACCCACCACAGGACCTTCCCGGCGCGCGGGACCATGAACCGGATGCCCTGCCAGATGGCTCGGCCCATGTCCCGGGCCACGATCTGAAAGGATGGGGGCGACTCAGCCATTTCCAATTCCTGGTTTGGTAGGGCAGGCGGGGCTGGCCGGGACATTCCAGCGGAGCTCCGGCCTGGCCGCGGCCAGGATGCCCAGGAGCGCCCGGCGGAGCGTGGCCCGGTCTGAGGCCCCCAGCGCGCGGGCCGTCTCGGGCCGGACCACCAGCCAGCAGCCCTGCGACCCCGCCGGCCAGATCTGCGGCCTCCCGGCTCCCGGCGCCCGATGCTTTTTCCGCCTGCCCCTCATCCTCGCATCCTCCGCGGATACTCTACCCTCGTCGGCCCCCAAAAGCAAGGCAAATATTTCCCGGAATTATCCTTGTGTTTTCCGGGGACTCGGATATACTACCTATAGAGCTGATGAGCAGCTCAGGCAGCCCGGGGGCCGACACCTGGGACGAGGAGAGACTCAGATGATGACCCTGATCAGATTCGCGGCCTACGAGATCCCCGGGACCGAGCGGCAGCGCGCCGAGGCCCTTCGAGCCTGGCCGGGGCTGACCCCCGCGCTGCGCGAGGAGATCGCGCGCACGGCATGGGCACTCCACAGTCAGGCCTACGAGAGCCGCGAGCGGCGCCGGATGCTCCGGTATCAGCCGGCCCGGACCGGCTACCGCCTGCCCGAGGGGCAACCGATCTACCGGCTCCCCGAGTTCCGCCGCCGCCGCCGGACCGAGCCGACGATTGCCATGATCCGCGCCTGCGGCGGAGCCTGGCAGCGGGCTATCGATATCCGGGTGGAGCTGGCCACCAGGCCAGGCGGCGAGGGCATCCGGCTGATCTCCGAGATCCAGTGGGATCGGCCCTACAAGGCCGGCCGGCACAATTGGCCGAGCCGCCGCTGGACTGCCATCGTAGTCAGCCTGCCGGCCTCCGGCGAGCTGCCGGAGAAAACCGGCGACCGACGGCTCCGGATAGGCCGTTGGGAGTACGAGCTCGCTTCGCGGTCGCTCTCCGTCCGGCTCCGCTACCTGCCGGGGACCGAGGCCGAGGACCGCGCGGCCCTGCGCGCCGCGCGTGGCCGCGACGGCTGGGCCGGCGGAAACCAGGAGCGCCTGCGGGCGCTCCTCCAGGCCTGCGGCCCGGACCGCCTGGGGCTGGAGGTGCAGGTAGTCCAGGCCGACGATTTCGGAAGGCTGCTCCGGGTCGGCGACCGGGAGCCGGAGGCCTCGGCGGCCGCCGGCCGGATCACCGAGCTCGGGCAGGTGGTAGAGGTGCGCTGTCCGAGCACCGGGAGAATCTACTGGCTCACGGTGCCGCGCGGCATTCGCACCGCGCGGGAGGCGGTCGGCGCGACGTTCCGCGTTCCGGCCGGCAACTACAGCCCGGCCTACGAATCGTAGCCCGGGCCGAAACGGGGAGCGAGCGCTCCCCGTCTGGGCGGCGGATACCGCCCACTGACGAGGCCGCGGCCAGAGCGCCGCCGGAGGCCGGACCCGGAGAACCGGCGAGGAGCGAGAGCGGTGCAAATCCGACACGGAGATCTGCTGCTGGAAAGAGTGGAAAGCACGGAGGGGTCCGGCAGCCGCCGGACGCGCGGACTGGTGCTGGCCCGCGGCGAGGCCACCGGCCACGCGCACACGCTGCGCGGAGCGGTGGAGGTGCTCGACGGCCCGGTCGCGGAGCCCACGCGTATCCGGCTGGCCGAGCCGACGGTGCTCGACCACCAGGAGCACGCACCGCTGCTGATCCCCGCCGGAGAGTGGGTGATCCGGCGGCAGAGCGAGTGGGTCAGCGATCCGGCCGGCGGCCCGCAGCGGGCCTGGTCGCGGGTGGCGGACTAGATGGTCCGTCGGCTGAGCCCCGAGAATCGTCGGCTGCTGGCGGCCGTCGCCGGCATCCTCGACGAGAAGCCGCGGCCCGAGGTGGTCCTCCTCTGGGAGATAGCCGAGGAGGACCATCCGGCCTGGCTCGCCGCCGGCTGCGGCGACCTGCCACTCGACGAGTATCGCGAGCGGCTGGAGGAGGTCGAGGCCCTGGCTCTCCGCGAGGGCCGGCAACCGATCCGAGTGGAGGCCACCACCGAGGAGATGCTGGAGGCCCTGGCCGAGCTGGGCCTCCCCAACGATCCGCAGGGGAGGAGCGTCGCACTCCTCCACCTGGGACTGAGAGAGGAGTAGCCCATGGAGTCCATCACTGTCCCCCGCACCGGCGACCTGCCCCTGGCGTTCGAGGGGCAGGTGATCGCCTCGGCCGGGTCGCGCCTGGTCCGCGGCCAGGAGCGCAACCGCTGGCACGAGATCGAGCTCTACCGCACCGCCGGCGGAAAATTCGTGGCGGCGATCCACTGCCGCACGATCTGGCAGGGAGAGCAGGACCACGACTGCGCCGCGGTGCTCGACGGTCCGCCGGGGATCGCGGAGTACCTGCGCACGTGGATCCCGGCCTCAGTAATCCGCGGCTACCCGCCGGGAGTCGGCTACGAGGAGAAACAGCAGCGCATGCTGGCCACCGTCGAGGCCGATTACCAGAGCCTGATCTCCGAGGTCCTGGCCGCGGCCGGGCCGGAGTTCGTCGAGCGGGTGGAGTAGCCGCAACGGCACCCGGAGACAGGGGCCACGCGGAGCGCGGGAAAGGATCCCGCGCTCCGCTTTTTTGGGGCCGCAAATAATTCCCCCGGAATTGTCTTGACAACGAGCCGCCCCCGGGATATAGAAAGGTTGTCGGGAGCCGGAGCGACGATGACCACGCCGACGAAATCCGAATTCGGGGGAGCTGGACGCGCCAAAGGCGCGCCTGCTCTCGACAGCGGTTCACCGCGGCCGGCCGGCTCCCCTGTTTCCCCTTCCGCTGCATCCCATAACCCCGCGGCCTGACTGGAGGAACGACCATGCCCGCAGCTCTTTCCCCTTCCGCCACGTCCGATAATAGATGCTCGGACGCGAAAATAATACTACTCGATACTAGCCCAAGAATGCCCCCGGGGATGCGGTAGAATAGCCCCCGGGAGGTATCGGCGATGAAGAGTCCGCACGGGTATCAAATGACGCGCTTCCTACTGGAGCGCGCCCCGTCCCTCACGAAAGCCATCGAGATGATGCCGGCCGCGCCGCCGCGGTGCAGCGACATCGACCTCCTCCGGGCCTGGGAAGCGGCCTGGCGTTTCTGGCGCTCGGAGATTCTTTTCCCCGCCTTGGCCAAGGAAAGGGCCGGCCTCAATGATCGCGTCGCCCTCATCCGTGCTGGAGCACCTGGGAGAACTGCGGGCCGAGTTGGAGCGCTGCGAGAAGCGGCTGGCCTACTACCAGGAGAGCGCCAAGCCGCAGGGGATCCGGGTGGAGCTGGCGCTCCGCCGGAAACTCCGGGACCGGATCGCACTCCGGGAGTCCGTCTTGCCATCATCCTCCCGGTGATGCTGGGGCTGGCGGAAGTCTGCGCCGCCGCCGGCGTCGGCCCGGATTCCGTCAACCGGGCGGTGTTCCTGACCCGCAAGGGGCGGGCGCTGCCCGGCGATCCGAACCACCTCCCGCGGGCCATGCGGATCGCGCGCGGCTTCGCGCGGGCGGACGTGCTCCGATGGATTGCTGCCCGCGAGGCCATCGCCTCACCCGCCATGGCCCCGCTCCAGGAAGAACAGCGGAGGCCGGCATGATCCGCCACCTTCGCGCCTTCGCGCGCCGGCTTGTCGGCCGATCCGGCCCGGTGGCCCATCCGGTCTTCTGCTCCTGGTGCGAACGCTACCGGCCAGGACTGGCGCCGAGGATCACGGCCTGGTCGGCCGTAGCGCATTCGTCCGGGATCTGCCCGGAGTGCAACGCGAGATTCCGGGCCGAGAACGGACTCGAACCGCTCTCATCGGAGGCCAGGCCATGACCGCCCGCGAACGCTCCGCGCTCACCCTGGACTTCCTGGCCTACGGCCAACTCTGGAAGGCGCAGCACAAGCACCTCGAGCAGGCCCGCGCGCTGGCGCGCGAGCTCGAGGCCGCGCTCCAGGCCTCCCGCTACACGCGGAGGATGATCTACCACGCGAGCGAACTGGCCAAGATGCGCGAGGGAATCAAGGCCGATGCGGACCTGGCCGGGCGCATGGCGCGCGCGGCCCGGGACCTGCATCTGGAACTGTTGGGGGGCCACGCCGGGAGGACCCCGGCCTCGAGCTAGGCCCGCAACGCTCTACCGGAAGGGAGCGAAAATGGCACGAACCGGCGCGGCGGATCCGGCGACCTCCCAAGAGGCCGCCGATGGTGTGGAGCGGTCGGGGCTGGCCCAGGCCCATCGCCGCCTCTGCCTCGACGCCGTCCGGGCCGAGCCCGGACTCACGTCCGCGGAGCTTGCCGTGGCCCTGGGCACCCGCGGATTCCCCCTCTCCCGCTTCCAGGTCGCCCGCCGGCTGCCGGAACTCCTGGCGGCCGGCGATTCCCCCGGACACCTCATCCAGGGGGAACTCCGGAAATGCAACGTGACCCGTAAGCGATGCGTGACCTGGTGGCCCCTGAACGTGGGGCCGGCCGCTCCGACGAGCGACGCCGCGAAGGGCGCGCCCCCCGCGCCTGCCCCGGTCCGGAACCTTGCCCCGGCGGCCCCAAGGCTTTTCTGAGGAACGTATGAACCGCATCATCCGCGCAGCCGACCTATTCTGTGGCGCCGGGGGCACCACCACCGGGCTCATGCAGGCCGCTCAGGGCCTGGGGCTCGACGTGCGGCTGGTGGCCGTCAACCACTGGGAGCGGGCGATGGAAACCTTCGCCCACAACCATCCCCTGGCCGAGCACTACATGACTGACCTCTCGGGGCTCAAGCCCTCCAAGGCGGTGCCCGGCCGCCGGCTCGACTTGCTGGTGGCCTCGCCGGAATGCACCCACCACTCTAACGCGCGCGGCGGCAAGCCCTGCGACGACCAGTCGCTGGTGCGGAAGTGACCGCCCGCGCTCTCTCCATCCAGCAGCCCTGGGCCTGGGCGATCACCGACCTGGACAAGCTGGTCGAGAACCGCTCCAGGCCCACCAACTTCCGGGGCGAGGTCTTCCTGCATGCGAGCGCCAAGGCCAGGCCGGTGGAAGACCTCGACGATTGCTGTACCACCGACGAGGTCCACCAGGCGCTGAATGCTTGGGAACAAGGCACCATGACCCTGGGCGCCATCGTGGGCGTGGCCGAACTCTGCTACTGCGGCACTCCGCAGGAGGTCCGGGGGAATGCCGAGCTTCTCTTCTACCCCGACGAACCCCAGGACCGTTGGATCGAGGGGCCGTCCTGTTACTGCCTCGTTCGCGTGCTCACGCTCCCCGAGCCGGTCCCCTGCAAGGGCGCGCTCGGCTTTTGGAAGGTGCCTCCCGACGTGGAGGCCAAGGTAAGGAGTCAATTGGAAATGGCAAAGAAGACGAAGGCCAGGAAGTCCGAAACGAAACCCCCCAAGAGCGAGACGCCCCCGCCCTTCAACGACACGGACCGGCCCAGGCCCGAGACGGGCGAGCCGAAGGCCAACTCTCCCGAGGATCTCGGCTTCGGCCCCCTGCCGCCGGAAGACTACTCTCCGGCGCAGCGCACTGCCTTCCGCGAGGCCTTCCGGAAGATCGCGGCCGTCGAGAAGACCCGGCTGAAGCGCCGGACGGAACTCAGCTATGCCGAGGACGATCTGAGCACGGCCAAGGACACCGTGAAGCAGCGCCAGGAAGCCGTCAAGGTCTGTGACTCAGACGTCGAGGAACTCTTCATCCACCTGCAGACCATCGATTCCGGCACCTGGGATCAGAAACTTGAATTTCCCGAGGGTGGCCACGCCTCGGGTGGAGCCGCCAAGCTGGAGACGGGCGGGGACAGCGTCCTGGGCCCCATCCCGGATGATCTGATGGAGGCCGCCCGGGAACATATCCGCAACTGCCAGGCGAAGGGCAAGGGGCTGGATGTGGTCAGCGTGAGCCTGGCGCTCTTCAGCTCGCGCAAGGCGGAGCACAAGCCCCGGTGCGAGCAGATCATCGCCGCCCTGGCCCTGGCTGGCGACATCGACCCCGACGAATCCGACGATTCCAAGACTCGCTGGCTGCCGCGGGAGAAGCCGGAAGCCGATGCCTGAGAAGGTCGGTCCCTTCGAACTCGGGCGCGTCCACCGGTGCGAGGCGCTGGAGGGCCTCCGACTCCTGCCGGAAGGTTCCCTCGATGCCGTGGTGACGGACCCGCCCTATAGCAACGGCGGACAGTTCCGGGGCGACCGCACCGACGCGGCCAGCAATAAATATGTCCAGAGCGGGAGCCACGACACCTGCCGCGACGAATTCTCCGGCGACAACCGCGACCAGCGGAGCTTCATGGTTTGGGCCTCCGCCTGGATGCTGGAGGCCCTGAAGGCCTGCCGATCGGGATCCGTTCTTCTGGTCTTCTCCGACTGGCGACAACTGCCGACCATGACCGACGCCGTCCAGTGCGGCGGCTGGGTTTGGCGCAACGTCGTTACCTGGTGGAAGCCCGGAATCCGGATGCAGCGGGGCCGGTTCTCTGCGTCGGCGGAATACATCGTCTACGCTACCAGCGGAATCCCGGCGCCAGGCGAAGCCTCCCCGCAGAACGTCCTGCCCCATGCCCCGGTGCCAGGGGAGGAAAAGAAGCACATTGCCGAGAAGCCGGTCTCACTCATGCTGGAGCTTCTCGGCGTGACCCCGCCCGGCGCCCTGATTCTCGACCCGTTCGCGGGATCCGGGACAACGGGCGTGGCCTGCCGCCACCTTGGCCGCCGGTTCCTGGGCTTCGACCTCGACGCGCGATGGTGCGAATTGGCCAACGACCGGATCGCGGCGGCCAAAGAAGGACTATCGCTGGCTGAGCTGCGCGCCGGGCAGGGCCAACTCTTCGGAGGCGACGATGCCTGACACCCCGTCCCCCGCCGCCTTCGACGCCGTCAAGTCCCTGCTCGATTCCCCGGTGGCCTTCCACCCGGCCTTTGCCAGGGTGGCGGGCGGCGTGACCGGCGGGGTCTTCCTCTCGCAGCTCTGCTACTGGGCCCGGACGATGGACAAGCGGGCCGAGGCCGGGAACCGGGACCCCACCGGCCGCCTGAGCGTCGAGTTCTGGAAGTCGCTCGGGGAATGGTCGGAGGAGACCGCCCTGAGCCCCAAGGAACTCCGGGCCGCCCGCTCGCGCCTGGAGGTCCTGGGGGTGGTGGTCAGCCGCCTTGACCGGGTGCGGCATCGGCTCTGGTGGCGCGTCGACTACGGCCGGTTGGCGGAGCTTCTTTCCGAGGGGGAGTACCTGCCGAAAGGGCAGGTGCCTCCTGCCCAAAAGGCAGATGCCACCGGCCGAAAGGGCAAGTCGATATATGAGATGGCAGAGACTACGGCAGAGACTACCGCAGAGAATGGGGCTGCTGTTTCGAAGCCCCGGTCCTTCCTGGACACCGGGCGCGCGCGCGGTGACGCTGTAGCGGCCATCGGTGGCCCGGCAAGGCCCCTTCCTGGCGCTGACCCCGACCCGGACCCGCCCCCGGCTGGCCCAGGAGGCCGGGGCGGCCGCCCGGCATCCCCGCCCGCCCCGCTTGCCCCGGCCATGGCCCAGGCTGCCGGCGCCGCCGGAGTCCCGGCCGGGATCGTGGCCGGCCAACTCCTCGAGCACCCGGGCCGGGAATCCGAGCTGCTGGGCTGGCTGGTGAGCCTGGGCCGCCGGCGGGCCAGGTTCCGCGCGCCGGCGGCCATGCTCCGCTGGGCCATGCTCCGGGGGCTCTCGCCTCCGGGCCAGGATCACGACCAGGGCAAGCGGGAGGCCCGGGGCGGCGACCTGGCCCCGGCACGGGGGAGCCTCTTCCAGCGCCGCGCGGTCCTGGCCATCCGGGCGGCCGCCGCGGAGATCGGCGCCCGGACCCGGGCCGCCGAGGCCGGGATCCCCGCCGCGGTCTGGCGCGTCGCCCGCGCCCGGTGCGAGGAGCGGATTCAGGCCGACCGGCGCGAAGCGACGCTGCGGCTCCGGAGGCTGCTGCCGGCGCTCTCGGGGGGGCAGCGGCAGCGGGCGTTGGAGTTGCTCGGGAGGACGGCATGAGAATCGTCGGCATCGACCCCGGCGTGAGCGGCGGCCTGGTGCTCCTAAACGGCCGGCAGATCGAGGACATGCTCCCCATGCCGACCGTGGAGATCGCGACCGGCAAGCACCGGCGCCGGGAGATCGTCGAGGACCGGGTGGCCGACGCGCTTCGCGCCTGGAAGCCCGACCACGCGATGATCGAGAAGGTCCACTCCATGCCCGACCAGGGGACGGCCTCCATGTTCTCCTTCGGCGCGGGCTGGGGCCTGGTGCGCGGCGTCTGCGCCGGCCTGGGCATCCCGCGCGAGCTGATTCCGCCGCAGACCTGGAAGAAGATCATGCTGGCCGGCTACCCCAAGGACGCGGAGGAGTTGGTCGCCCGGCAGCTCTGGCCGCGGGCCGACTGGACCGTGGCCACTACGAAGGCCGGGCGCGGCGGGCTCTACGACGCCGCGCTGATAGCGGAGGCGGGGCGGAGAAGGATGGAAGGCGGGAAGCCATGAGCGACATGGACACACTTCCCATTGGATACATCGCCGCAAGCGACGATGACGGGGCGTGGATACAAAAGCAGATTGACGGTTCGTGGAAGACGTTGGCGGACGTGGACATTCTGCCAGAGCAAGATACTCCTGATTTGCTCGATGCGCTGAACGACGGAGTCGGTGGAATCGTAGCGACCATCCTGGCTGATAACAAACGGCTGCGGGATGCGCTGAAGGCGGCGGCCACCAGTCTTGAGGTTTTGGCCTTGGCAGGCAGCCGGAAAAATATCGGGGGCGGGCTGGAGGATCTGATAGACGTTCGCGCATTCGCAACGAGCCGAGCCGGAGTTGCCCGCGCCGCCCTAGCCATCAAGAAGCCGGCCGAGCCTCTCGTTCCCTCCGACATCTGGAACGCCCAGCAGGAGAGGAATCGGAAGGCGCAAGAGAAGCCGACCGAGCCTCGTCTGGCCCCGCATGGCCGAATCATCCACGAGAAGGGAACTATCGACGTGACCGGATTCCCGTATCCGCCAGAGACGGAGACGAACGAGCCGGCCGAGACGGAGGAGGAGACCACATGAGTTGTGCCGAATGCGCCCGGATACGAGCCGCCCTTGTTCTGCATGACGGCGAGATTGAGGCGGCGTTGCAATCCGGCGCCAAGCCAGAGGACAAGCTGCTGGAGCGACATGGATTTACCTGGGAGTTCTTGGAGCGCACCGCCGACAAAACGGAATGGCCACTTGCGTCAAAGTTGGCCGATGCCCTCTTGGCAATGGGCGGGTTATGCGAGAACATAGGAGAGAAAGCGCGACTCTTTGACTTGATGGACCGCAAAATCCGGTCCGCATTTGCCGAGCAGCCGACCGAGACGAAGGAGGAGAACCATGGCTAAGACGAACTCGCGGCGGAGAGGATGGGGGGGAACCGGAGTTGAATCCTAGGCCTCCGCTCCCCCGGCTCGACTGCATCCACAGAATGGACGCGGCGGCCGCCCTTCGGTCTCTGCCCGATGCTTCGGTGCAGTGCTTCGTCACAAGTCCACCTTATTGGGGCCTGCGCGATTATTCCGAGCGCGGTCAGATCGGGCTGGAGTCGACGCCGGAGGAATACGTCGAGCGTCTGGTGTCCGTCTTCCGGGAAGCCCGGCGCGTCTTGCGTCCCGATGGGGTGTTGTGGTTGAATCTCGGGGATTCTTATGCCGGGGCACGGCGAGGGAGGACCACCGGACGGACGTCTCTCCAGGGCGGGATAGAACATCAAGAAGCCTGCAAGGATGCATGGAAGCGCCATCCTTCGCGTCGGCGGGACCGCGCTCCTTCTCCCCGCTCCGATTTTATCGTATCCGGGCTCAAGGCCAAGGACATGGTGGGCGCGCCGTGGCGCGTGGCCTTCGCGCTCCAGGCCGACGGATGGTACTTACGCGCTGACGTAATCTGGGCCAAGCCGAACCCCATGCCCGAGAGCGTTCTCGACAGGCCGACCAAGAGCCACGAATATCTTTTCCTGCTGAGCAAGTCGGAGCACTACTACTATGACTCCCAGGCCATTGCCGAGCCCATCGTTTACGGCGACCATCCACGCAACGGCTGCCCGGGTCCCGACATCCAGTCTCCCGGTCAACCCAAGCAGAGCGGCCTGACGCGGTGCCGCCGGAGCGGCAACAAGGAGCGCGTCTACGGTCCCGGGCGGTGTCGCCCCGACTCGCATCTCGGAGCCGGTGTCCCCTGGGAAGATCGTGACGGCACCCGCAACGCGCGATCCGTCTGGACGATCTGCACGCAGCCCTACCCGGGCGCGCACTTCGCCACCTTCCCCGAAGCGCTTGCAGAGCGCTGCATCCTGGCCGGGACATCGGAAAAGGGCTGCTGCCCGTCTTGCGGAGCGCCATGGCTCCGCGCCATCAAGAAGCGCCGCTCCTTCGCTTCGGGCTCCGGCCGCAGCGGAAATCGTCCGACGGGAAAGCACCCCGATGGGCTACAGGGCGGCGGCGAGACCGGGGACATCCGGCGTGGTCCGGTGATCACCGCACACACGGTCGGGTGGAAAGCCGGATGTTCTTGCGGGGCCCGGGCACCGGGGCCTTGCCTGGTCTGTGACCCGTTTGCCGGCGCCGGAACCGCCGGCGTCGTTGCCGTTCGCCTTGGCCGCCGGTTCATCGGCTACGATCTGGCCGGCGGCGACAAGGACCTCGGCGGCCACACGGCCAACGAGCGTAAAGCCAACCCCTTTTTGTCGGCGACCGACCTTTCGCGCGGGCAGCGGTCCTTGCAAGCCGCCGCGGCAACTCTCGAACCGGAGGATGCTAACCCATGAAGCCCCCCGACATCCTGGAAGTCCGGATACTCAACCTCCGCGACCTGAAGGGCGCGCCCTACAACCCCCGCGAGATCACCCCGGAGGCCCTGGACGGCCTGACGGCCTCGCTCCGGCGGTTCGGCCTGGTGGAGCCGGTCGTCTGGAACAAGCGGACGCGCCGGGTGGTTGGCGGCCACCAGCGGATCGAAGCCCTGCGCCGGCTGAAAATCAAGCGGGTGCAGGCCGTGGTGGTGGATCTGTCCGAAGCCGAAGAGCGGGCCCTGAACCTCACCCTGAACAACCCGGCCACGGCCGGCCGGTTCACCGCCGCCGTCCGGGACGTGCTCGGGGAGATCGAGCTGGCCTCCCCGGAAATGTCCCGCGAGCTCAGGCTCCCCGAGATACGGGTCGACGAGATCGAAGCCCGCCGGGACCGCCCGCGCTTCTCCAAGATCGCCATTCCCAAGCCGCCCAAGAAGGTGTGGGTGTTGCTCGGTATCGACGCCAGCAAATACCAGGAGGTTGCCGGCCGGGTGGAGGAGCTCCAAAAGCTGGAGGGCATCGACGCCCATGTCAAAGTCGAATAAGCAGACGGACAACTACAACCTGGAGGCGAAGCTCTGGATTCGCCGGAAGCTCCTGGAGGGCTGGCCCCGCCAACGGCCGCTGGCCGTGCTCGACTGCTGCGCCGGCGAGAAGGGCGAGATTTGGAAGGCTCTCCGGCGCGGCTCGGACCTGGACATCCGATACATGGGCATCGACCAGAAGCCGGTCGGCCGGGCCGTGGTCCAGTTCGATTCGATCCGCTGGCTCCGGGAAATGGCCTGGGCCGCGGACTTCGTGGACATCGACACCTACGGAGAGCCCTGGAAGCATTACCAGGCCGCGGTCGATCGTGAGCTGCCCGAGTTGCGCATTGCCCTGACATACGGATTCCAATCCCGGAGCATGGGGGTTATCGGGCGGGGCCTTTGCGAAGTGGCCGGGCTGCCCGGCGATTGGTGCACGCGCCTGCTCAAGGGTTCGAGCGGGGATCTATTCTTCTGGGCGCAAAGGCCCAACGGAATCCGGGACTTGCTGGTCCGGCGCGCCCTCGGCTACCCTCTGACCAAAGGGTATCTAATCCTCCAGGCCTGGCAATACGAGACCGGAAGGAATTCCAGCACCTATTACTGGGGGCTCATCATCCGGCGCCAGGGGGCCGGTTCCACTCGTAAAAGGAAGCGCCAGGAAAACAAAATTATCCCTTGTGCGCTTCGCACCCAGAGCGATATAATATCCGGGGGAAAATAGCGCGGCAAAGGCCGCAAGAAAGAACGGAAGCCATGGGAATCGTCTACCGCCCCAAGGGGAAGGCCCTGGAGTACGCGCCCTGGGCCTGCAATCTCTACCGGGGATGCTCGCACGGGTGCCGCTACTGCTACGCCAGGAGCATCCTCCGAATGACCCCGGAGGCCTGGAGGCAGGCGGCCCCGCGGAAAGACATCCTCGCGCAGCTCCACAAGCAGTTAGGCAAAGGCCCCCCGCCCAAAGGCTCCGAGGTCCACCTGTGCTTCACCACTGACCCCTATCAGCCCTGCGAGGCCGAACACCATATAACCAGGCGGGCGATCCAGGAACTCGCGGGGGCTGGCCTACGGCCCGCCATCCTGACCAAGAATCCCCGCCTGGCTCTCCAGGATCTCGGCTTGCTCCTCGAGACCCGGGCCAAGTTCGGCGTGACCATGCTCCTGACCGAAGAGAAGGACCGCGAGCACTGGGAGCCCGGCGCCTCCACCCTGGCAGATCGGGCCGGCGCCCTGGGGGACGCCAAGAGCGCGGGGCTGGAGACCTGGCTCAGCATCGAACCGGTGATCGACCCCGCGCAAGCCCTTGACGTGATCTCCCGGGTGGGCCCCTATGCGGACACGGTCAAGGTCGGGAAGCTCAATCACGATGCCGAAATCGAGAAGGGCATCGACTGGCGCAAGTTCCTATTCGATGCCTTGGAGCGCCTGGCCGACATCGGCGCCCGCTACTACATCAAGACCGACCTGGCCGCCTTCGGGGGAGAGGGCTTCAAGCAGACGGGAGGAGAATAGCGATGTGCAAAGCAATCAGTGGTATCGCGGTTCTGGCTGACGGGGTGCTCAAGGTCTACACGTCGGGCAAGTCGGATTCGCACACCGTAATCCGCGAGGAACACAAGATCCGGGACGATGCTGGACCTGGCGCAACCCGCCAGACCCCGGTGGGACTGGTCCCGGTTCGCGGGGTCGCCCTCCTGGCAGACATGAAATTTGAGTTCGACGCCGGCAGGCCCGACTGGTGGGCGGAGGAGCACACAGAACAGGCGAAGGCGCAACTATTCGCGGCCTGGCGCGAGCGATGGAGAGGATCGACGCTCTATTTCGGCGGTTACCTCGACCTCAGGTCGCTGACCAGTCTGCCGGCGAACGCCAAGCTGTCCGCTGGCGGTTACCTCGACCTCAGGTCGCTGACCAGTCTGCCGGCGAACGCCAAGCTGTCCGCTGACGGTTACCTCTACCTCAGGTCGCTGACCAGTCTGCCGGCGAACGCCAAGCTGTCCGCTGACGG